CAAGCCTGTTCAAGTTTGCCTACAACGTGCAGTCATTCGTGGGTGGATTCCAACCCAACAAGAAGATTCGTGCAGCCATGTGGGAGGATGGGGTCCAAGTGTTCAGCGGTGCGATGCAGTTGCTCTCTATGTCCAAGACCAAGGGTGATGTAACTTACGAGGTCGGGATGTTTAGCGAGGACGTGAGCCTATTTCAAGACATCCAAAACAACCTGCTTGTGAACACGGCTGGGGTTACAGGGATGAACCACACGCTGACCTCTGCTCATGTTTCTGCGACTTGGACCGCATCGGGTGCGAGCGGTTACGTTTACGGCTTGGTGGATGCCTACGGAGCCACCGATGTAATCACGCAAGGTTGGTTTGCGGTTCCTTATTGGAAGATGGGGCCGTCCATTTACGTCAAGAAGATGGTGGATTTGATTTTTGCACAGGCAGGCTATCGGTACTCTTCCAACTTCTTTAATTCGACCCTATTCAAGAAACTGGTCATTCCTTACTCTGCTGGGACGATTCCTGTCAACCTTTCGGGGTCGAACATCTTTGCGCAGTCAACTGGAAGCGTCAACTTCATGGAGGACGCTAACACAACGATACTTTTCAGCAAAGACACTCCTGCACCTTACTTTGACAATGGAGGCTATTGGGTCGCATCCTCCAGCACCTTCGTCGCTCCATCCGTTCCAACCCGTTGGGACGTTGAAGTGGCCCTAACGGTCAGCGGTTCCTTTGCGGTCAATGCAGGATTCTTTGCGAATATGTCTATCCGCAATCTCACGGATTCGACTGACAACGCGGTTATCACCAATATAAGTGCAAGGACGCAAAGGCAGTTTGTGGTTAGATTCCAAAACGTAACCATACCGGCCAACACGACGGCAAATATTGGGTTCGTAATTACGCAGGATACATCGGTGCTGACGACCCAATTCTCTATCCTTTCGGGGGCAACCGTTCTATGGACTTGCCTTGAAAACCCCCAAAGCATCGGAGTCGTTGATATGCGGACCGCCCTGCCTGCTGACGTGAAGCAGAGCGACCTGCTCGTTGACCTGCAAAAGATGTTCAACCTTTACTTCATGCCCGATGCACAGGACCCTAAACTCCTATACATCGAGCCGTTCAAGGACTTCTACTCCAGCGGTGTGGTTGACTGGACGCAGAAGGTTGACGAGAATCAAGAGCAGTTGTTGACCAATGGCGACCCGAACCAATACAAGTCGCTTGTGTTTAAGTACAAAGACATGGGCGATTACCTGTCCAAGACCTACAAGTCAAGCAATCCGCTTGCGAAGGAAGGCTACGGAGGCCGTCAGTTCTTGACGCAAAACTTCTACGGCAAATCCGAGTTTGTGTGCGAAACCATGGCCGGGACGTTGATACCGGGTTCGTTCACAACCGACAAGGTCATCGGCAGGGCTTGGGACTTGGAAGGCAGCACGGCAAGCGGTACGGTCAAGCAGTTGAACACGGGCTACCGATTAGCGCAGTACAACTCAATCGCTCAAGGCACAACGTCTTGGTTCTATCAAACAGGCGTGAGCGGTTCGTTTGCTACGGGCGAATACGTCGCCAACGTTCCATTCGTGAGCCACATTGACAACCCCTATGCACCCACCGAGGACCTTGCCTTTGGTATTCCGAGGCAGGTCTTCTACAATGCGGTCAACGCAAGCGGTACGCCAATCACCTACACGAACAACAACCTCTACAACAAGTATTGGCTGAATTACATCACCGAAACGACCTCCAAGGAGGCGTTGCAGTTGGAGTTGACCATGGTCTTGAACTGCGTGGACATCTACCAACTTGACTTCCGAAAGCCGATTTATTACAACGGAATCCGCTGGCGTTTGCTTGAGATTCGGGACTACACCGTAGGCGAAGCAAAGCCTTGCCGGGTAACGCTCCGAAGGATTCTCAACCTCGCAGAGTTCGTGCCTATAACGAGCGTCCCAATAACAAGCGACCCTGCTGGATTACCGAACGGCCCTATTGACCCCGACCCAGCAGACCCCGACTACGAACCACCCATCAACCCTGAATTACCAACCCCCGGATAATGGCAGACGTAAACAAAGAAATTGCGATTAAGGTAACCGCTACGGATGCGAGCGGTCCAGCACTTCAGTCCCTTGAGGATAAACTGAATGCTGCAAAGAAGCGGATGATTGAACTTGCCGTTGCTGGCAAGCAGAATACCGAAGAATTTATCAGGCTTCAACAAGAGGCAGGAGAGTTCAAGCGAACCATTGAAGGCGTTGAGCAGTCCGTTGATTCGGTCGCAAAGTCAGGAACGCAAGGAATGCAGTTGTTCTCGGAGGCTTTGACCGCAGTAACCGCAGGGTTCACGATTGCGACAAGTATGTCGGCTTTGTATGGCGAAGAAAACGAAGACCTTCAAAAAACAATGATGAAGGTTCAAGCGTCTATGGCTTTGCTTCAAAGCATACAGGCTCTGCTTGCCATTACGACCAAGACGAGTGCCGTAGCAACAACGGCTAACAGGATTGCCTTGGCCCTCTACGACAAAACGCTGAAAGGAACCATCGTAAGCCTTCGCCTCTTTAGGACCGCCTTGATTTCAACGGGTATCGGTGCAGCGATTGTTGGTGTTGGATTGCTTGTTGAGAACTGGGAAAAACTCACAAAAGTCGTCAAGGATTTCTTAGGCATTGAAACGAAAGACCTTAAGGCCGTATCCGAATTAGCACAAAGGCAGGTTGAACTTGCAGAGGCAAGAGGCGAAAGCGAGGCAAAGGTTCAGAAACTATTGATGGCGGCTTATGACGCAAGGATTGCAGCGGCCGAGAAAGAAGAAGAACGAGCGCAACTTAGCCATGAGAAAGAGGTCGCAAGGCTGACTTATCAAACCAAACTGCGAACCGATGCAATAGAAAAGCAGAAGAAAGATGCAGAAGATTTGAGGGCGATGGATTCGGCAGCCAGTCAAGAAGCCGAGAATTTTCGCTTGGCTAAAATTGGCAGGATAAACGATGAACTCGCAAGGGAAAAGGCTTTGCGAGACGAGAAACTTGCAATCCTTCGAGAAGAGAAAGCCGAAAGAGAGGCAGACCTCAAAAAGAGATTCACGGATGCGGACGAGTTTGCTAAAGCCTACATCCTACTGACCGAGGAAATGCGATTTAAAGAGCAATCAATTGCTGAGGAAAGTGCTGCGAAGATTGGGGAAATTGAACGCAATCGCAGACAACAGGACTTGCAGATGGCCTCAAATGCCATTGGGGCGCTTGGTGATTTGCTGACCGCTGGCTTGGGGCAATCCGAGAAAGACCAAAGAAAAGCCTTTGAGATTAACAAGAAGGCCAGCATGGGTCAAGCCCTCATCAATACCTTCATGGCCGTAACCGCTGCTTTGACGGCTGGAGGAAACCCGATTAAACTCGCAACAGGTCGTCAGTTCATTGACGCAGGTATCGCCCTTGCAACAGGTTTGGCGCAGGTCGCTAAAATCAGTAAGACACAATTCCAAGGCGGTTCGGCAAGCGGAGGCGGTGGAGCGTTGACTGCTGGAGGTGGCGGAGGCGGAGAGGTTGCTCCGGCCCCAATCTTTGCAAATCCTCAAACAACTATGTTTGGAACCGATGGTGCTGCAATGGGCCAAGGCCAAGGCTCATCACCAATGCGAGCCTATGTGGTAGAACGGGACATCACCCAAAGCACTCGCAGGGTCAGGAGGCTTGAGGAATTTGCAACTCTTGGAGCCTAACCACATTTACCTGCATGGAACTACCCATTTACAGGATGACCGTGGACGAGGTGGATGAAGGGGTCCAATTCGTGGCCCTGACCGATATGCCCGCCATCGAACGGCCATTCCAAGCCTTCGCAAAGACACCACAAAAGTTCACCGAAACAGGCGAACGCAGGGTCCTGACTGGCCCTCTCATGCTTGCTGACACACCCATCTTTCGCAAGGACGAAACCTACGGGGAGTACTACGTTGTTTTTGACAAGGCGACCATCCGCAAAATCGTGCAGAAGTACTTCAAGCAAGGCAACCAGCACAACGTCAACGCTTACCACAACGCTGAACTCGATGGCGTGTTCATGTTCGAGTCCTACATCACCGACTCCGAGCGTGGCGTGATGCCTCCCAAAGGCTACGAGGACACCCCCGACGGCTCTTGGTTCGGGTCCTTCAAAGTCGAGAACGACGAGGTGTGGGACAACCGCAACCTGTTCCGGGGTTTCTCCGTTGAGGGCCTGTTCGGAATGGACAAGACCGAATCCGAACTGGAGGTCGCACTCGCTGGCCTTGCTGACGAATTAACCGCTTTTTTGCAACAATTAACCCCCACCTACAAATCCAATCAACTATGAACCTGAAAAACGCAATCGAATCCCTGCGAAGTGAACTTCGTAAATTCAGCACCCAAAAGCAGTCCTTCGCTGACTACAAACTCGTTGACGGCACGGTTGTCCGTGTGGATGGCGACCTCGTTGCCGGAACTGCCGTTTACGTTGTAGCCGAGGACGGCACTCTACCTGCCCCCGATGGCGAACACGTCGTTGAAGGCGTTGGAACTATCAAAACCGAAGGAGGCAAAATCGTTGAGGTCATCGCTGCTGAAGTGGCAACCCCCGAAATTGAAGCGTTGCCAGTTGCTGCTGAAATCACTCCCGAAGTGGCCGTTGAGGTTACCGAGGAAATCAAAGAAGCCTATCCTGCTATGACCCCCGAAGTTGTTGAGGCTATCGTCGCCAAGCACCTCGGAGCCATCATGGAAGAACTCAAAGCAGCATACGCCGAGATGGGAAAGATGAAAGAGAAAATGTCTGCATTCGCATCGCAGGTTGAAACCATGGCCGACATCGTTGAGAAGGTCAGCGAACTCCCAGCCGAAGCCCCCAAGGCAAGCGGTTCCGCAATCGTCGAGCAACGCAAGGCTCAGGCATCGCAGAACTTCAATGCTCTCGCACAAGCACTACAAACCCTTAAATCCAAAAACTAAACCCCTAAACCCCCACTAACCATGGCATTTACTTTTGCAGGATTAACCTCCTACACCGACCAAGAGAGGCTTCCTCTCATCACCAAGGCCGTGTTCTCGGCCCGTTCAGCAGCCCTGTTCACCAAGCAGGTGGGCATCAAGTTCGCTGCTGCGTTAAACCTCATGGACACCGATGCAGTATTGCAGAGCGGTGACACTTGCGGTTACACAACTTCAGGCACGACTGCGTTCACACAACGCAACATCACCGTTGGCCGTATGAAGGTTCAAGAAACTTTGTGTCCTCGCTCCTTGGAGCAGTATTGGATGCAGACCCAGTTGACTGCTGGCTCTACCTACGACGGTGTTCCTTTCGAGCAGGCTTTCTCCGAGCAGAAGGCTCTCCGTATCGCAGAGGCGTTGGAAAACGCTATTTGGCAGGGTAACGCTTACTTCAGCGGTATCAACCAACTCTTGAACGCTGCTTCGGGTTCTACAATCAGCGGTAACACAGGTGCGGTTTCTGCATCCGTTGGTATCACTACAAACAACGTTATTGCCATCTTCGACGGCATCTACAACCAAATCCCACAGGCCATTCTGACAAGAACTGACCTCGTAATCTTCTGCGGTTGGAATAACTTCCGTACCTTGATTGGTGCTTTCAAAGCCTCCACAGGCGTTATGTACAACCAAGTTGACTTGGCTGGACTTGCTGACGGGGACATCATCTATCCCGGAACAAACGTCCGTGTAATTGCGGTCCCCGGCTTGACCAACACCAACCGCATCGTTGCAACCTACCTCGGCAACCTGTTCTACGGAACCGACTTGTTGAGCGACGAGGAGCAGTTCTCAATCTGGTTCAGCAAAGACAACGACGAAGTCCGCTTCCAAGCAGCCTTCAAAGCAGGTGTCCAGTTCGCTTATCCCGACCAGATTGTTGACTTCCGCTTGACCTAATGTGTAGGGGGGAGGGAAACCTCCCCTCACTTTTTTGTTCCTTGAAACTTAAACCCCAAATACACATATGTCCTGCGCCCTAACAACTGGTTACACACTCGGCTGCCGTGATTCAGTCGGTGGCATCAAAGCAATTTACGTCCAAAACTGGATTTCTACCGGGTCCTGCAACACTAACCTTTCAGGTGCGGTTACGGGGTTCACCGGATACAATGCAAGCGGTTTTTTTGAGTACGACTTGACTAAGGCGACTTCGTCGATGACGGAAACGCTGAATGCAAGCATGGAGAATGGTACAATCTTCTACTCACCTGAAGTAACCTTCACCATCAACAAACTGCAAGTCGCAGTACGCAATGAACTCCGTTTGCTCGCTCGTAGTAAAGTCATCGTCATCGTTCAAGACAACAACAGTCGTTACTGGTTGCTGGGTGCTATAAATGGCCTTGAGGCAACCGCTGGAACCGCTGGAAGTGGTACTGCATTCGGCGACCGAAATGGCTACGAAATAACGCTTTCCGGGATGGAGCCTGACCCGATGTTCCTGATTGCATCCACAGTCTTTTCACCATCGACTGCACAGATACTCGGCTCGTAGTATCTTTGACTTAGGTTTTCATCATCTGAGGTTTGGGAGGGCAGTCAGCAATGGCTGCCCTTCTTATTTTTACGGCCATGAAGATTTGTATAGTTTACAACGCCCATCCAACCGGGTGCAGTTACTACCGCCTTGAAATGCCGAACGCTTACCTTGGCGACAACTACCCGGAGTTTGATTACGTCTGCGTTGAGAACATCACCACGATTAGCGACGAGGGGCTTCGTTCGATAGACCTGTTCCTGTTCAGCCGTTTGTGGTGTCAGGGAACCATGGAGCAAGTTGAAAATGTTTACAAAGCCCTGACCCAATTCGGAGCGAAAGTCATCCTTGACTTGGACGATTACTGGGTCCTTGAGAGTGGCCACATCATGTATAGGCACTACCACGAGTCCAAACTTGCAGAGGTCATCCGTAAGCACATTAAATTGGCTGATTGGGTTACCTGTACCACCGAGCATCTTGCTGCTCGCATACGGCCTCTAAATGCGAATGTGAGCATTTTGCAGAATGAACCCTACGAAGCGTACCAGCAGTTCATTCCCCACCCGGAGGAAGAACCCGACAAGCACCTCGTCAAGTTCGGTTGGTTCGGAGGTGCGCAGCACGGGGAAGACATGGAGTTGCTTAGGGAAGGGATGCAGAAGTTACGCTGGGACGCAAACTTGGACGGCAAATACCGCCTCTACTTGGGAGGATGGAACGACAACAACCCTGTTTACGAAGGCTACGAGAAAATCATCAGCGACCAAGGGAATAACCCGAACTACGGCCGCATTCAGGCTGCTGACATCTATTCCTATGTGGGAGGCTACAACTTCGTGAACGTAACCCTTGCACCTTTGCGAGATACCAAGTTTAACAAACTCAAGTCCGAGTTGAAGGTGGTGGAAGCAGGTTGGATGAATAAGGCCATCATTGCAAGCGAAACCATCCCCTACACCGATGTCATCCGGCACGGAGAGAACGGGTTCTTGGTCCCTTACAACAAGCCGAAAGATTGGTACAAATACATCAAGCAATTGATTCTTGACCCCGACCTGCGTAAGGGCTTGGCTGACAACCTTACGAGGGACATCAAAAAGCGGTTCAATGTGGCCGAAACCGCCAAGAAGCGAGCCGAACTATACAGGCAGATTGGGCGCAAATTGTGAAATTCGGGGGCATCGCACATTTACAAGCAGATGCTTTACCTGAACCCTGACACGACCAACACGATTACCGTTACTTGGACCGAGCGAGCCAGCACGGGGAGCAGGTACATCCTGCGACTCACGAGCATCGCTAAGAACACGACTACCGACTTCACCCTGCTGAAATCCGCCAACCTTTCCAACTATACGAATCGCTATGACCAATTTTCGCTTGCCGTGGGGTCGCTTGAAACGGGTTCCTATAAGTATGAAGTTTACGATACCAATAGCACGGTTGCCGCTGCTTTGGCGGTCGTTGAAACGGGCTTGGCTTTTGTACAAACCGCAACGATAGGCTTCAACACCTACGCCAATACGATTACTTACAATGTTTACGAGGCATCCGACGAGGGTGTCTTTGACCTAACCTTTGACTCAACTTTCGCATAATGAGCGTACAAACACGAAGCCAACTCCAAGTGAGTGCCTTAACCATCACCAACGAAACCGCTGCCGGGGCGAACACCGCTTCAAGGGTTGGTGGTCTATTTGACGACCTCGCAGACACCGCAACGCTTGACCGGGAACGGGGCTTTGCGAACCTTTACATTGATACCGATACGGCCTTTACCCCGACGCAGGGGCAAAGGGTCAAGTTGACAAGCACGATGAAATCAGGCGTTTTGTCAACCTACAACTTTTCAAGAACCACCAACTCGCTGACCTACACAGGCACAACAAATGCGACCCTTCGCATCGCTGCGTCTATGGTCTTGGCACAGAATAACAACACGCAAATCAAGGTTTACATCGCCAAGAACGGCACGACCATCGACCAGTCAATGACTGACATCACGACGAGTCATAGCAACGGCCATGCGATTTACACCGAGACCTACGTTACAGGTGCGGTCAACGATGAGTTCACTATCTATATCTACGCAGTTGATAGTGGCTTAAGTATCACGATTTCGGCCCTTTCATTTACCATCCACACGCTATGAGTAATAAATCTACTCAACACTTCACCCAATGGTTGGGGATAGAGCATAAGGTCCCTGTAATGCTGGAGAACCGCTCCGGCAAGTACATCACCTACGGCTTTGCGAACGAGTACCCCTACTACCTGCTTGACAACTATCGCAGGTCGTCAAAACACAACGCCATTGTCAACGGCAAAGTCAACTACATCATGGGCGGTGGCTGGCAGGCAGGCGACAACCTGACCGTTGAACAAGAGGCCCGGTTCATCAAGTTTTTTGACGGAATGTCAAGCACCGAGGACTTGAACGACATCACCGAGAAACTGGTCCTTGACTTGGAGTTGTTCAACGGATTTGCGGTTGCGGTTACTTGGTCGAAACTTGGGACCATCGCCAAGATGGAACACGTTCCCTTTGAGAAAATCAGGGTGGACAAGGAGGAGAAGATGTTTCAGGTCGCTGACTGGTATAACGACGACATGATGCAACTCTTCCCCAAGGTGGGCGACATCGAGAAGATTCCTGCATTTGACCCGGAGAATCGCCTCGGAAAGCAGTTGTTCTACTATCGGGTGTACGCAGCAGGCGTGAAGCACTATCCTTTGCCCGAATACATCGGTGGCAACGCTTGGATTGAGGCAGATGTGCAAGTCGCTAACTTCCACAACAACAACCTCCGCAACAATTTTTGGGGCGGTTACTTGATAAACTTTAACAACGGAATCCCAACTCCTGAAGAGCAAGGCGACATTGAGCGTCAAATCAAACGCAAGTTTTCGGGAACCGACAACGCTGGTCGCTTTGTGGTTACATTCAACGACGATGCAGCCAAGGCCCCGACTTTGGAACCGCTCACACCGTCTGACATGGACAAGCAGTTCGAGATACTGAACAAAGCAATCCAACAAGAAATCTTTATCGCACACCGTGTAACCAACCCGATGCTATTCGGAGTAAAGACCGAAGGCCAATTGGGTGGACGCAACGAATTGGTTGAGGCCTACGAACTATTCAAGGCGACATATGTGAACGACCGGGTCCGCAAGGTGGAGCGGATGATTAACTACCTCGGCTCCTTCAATGGCGTGGAAGGGATGGAATTAATCCCGGTGGAGCCTATCACGGAGCGACTAAGCGAACAGGCTCTCTTGCAGATAATGACCCAAGACGAATTGCGTGAAAAAGCAGGTCTGCAACCGCTTGAAAAGCCTGCCGATGTGGTTGGACCTAACCCCCAACCCGACGAGCAACCCCAAGCCGTGGAAGCCTTGCAGAGCAACGACAACATCAAGAAACTATCGGGCCGAGAGTATCAAAACCTGATGCGAATCGTCAGGCAGTATATGCAGGAGAAAATCACCCTTGAAATGGCTCGGACCATGTTGTCAGCAGGGTTCGGTTTGTCTGCCCAAGAGATTGACACGATGCTCGGAGTGCAGTCCCAAGAGTTCAGCGAGCCTCAATGGGGCCAAGAGGACGACGAGGACTACGGATGGGGCGATGAGGAGTTCAAGGTCTTGGAGGTCGTTGCAAGCAAGTTCGGATGTCATGCCGACGACTACCACGTCATGCACTCCAAGCCGATGCGGTTCGACACCAACATCGACGAAAACATACGGTTGGCCTTTGCCGAACTTGGCGAGGAGGAGAAAGAACTGGACAAGAAGATTGAGGCCTATCGCAAGAAGAACCGGGACGCAAGCGTTGAAGAAATGGCAAAGGAGTTCGGGGTCAGCAAGGCCAAGGTTGCCAAGCGAGTCGCTTACCTAATCACAAAGGACCGCTATCCTATCAGCCGGGCGGTGGACAAGATTGCCGAGCAGAACCTACCCAAGGGCGTGAAGGAAGTTGCAGAGCCTGTACTGGAGGTCCGCTATAAATACGCATGGGCCACGGGTTTCAGCAACAAGGACAAAGGCTCCAGTCGTGAGTTCTGCAAGGTCATGCTTGACTTGGCTGGGCAGGGCAAGGTTTACACAAGGGAGGACATCGACGGGATTTCTGCAATCATGGGATATTCGGTATGGAATCGCAGAGGCGGTTGGTATCACACACCGAGCGGAGTGAATCGCCCCCAATGCAGGCACGTGTGGGAGCAGCAGTTGGTCATCCGCAAAGGCAATAAAATCAGCAAGGCATGAAGGCACTATTCATAAGCGAAGAAACGCTGCTCGACAACTCTATAATCAACGAGAACGTCAGTTACACCCAAATCCGTCCAACGGTTGTCAAGGTGCAGGAGATGCGGATTCAGCCCATCGTTGGCTCTCCGTTGTATGGGGAACTCGTCAGCCAAGTGGTCAGCGGTTCAACGTCTGTTCTGAACCAAACACTCTTGGAGGACTACATCCAGCCTGCTATGATTCAATGGCTTTACTACGAGTTGCCCATGGTCCTTGCATTCAAGTACATGAACAAGGGAATGGTCCGTAGAACAAGCGAAGAGTCTTCCCAAATGAGCATGGAAGAGATTACCCGGCTGACCGATAAGGTCAAGAACGATGCCGAGTGGTACTCCGAACGCATTACCCGCTACCTCATGGAGAACCGCAACTCCTACCCTCTTTGGAACTCGCCTCCGTCTGCTTTGGATACCATCTACCCGAACGCAACGAACTACCGAACCGGGATGGTCTTGGACCGCAACAGGAGGATGGGAATCAGCAACCTTGACTACCCCTACCCCTACGGACAATTCGGGGCTTGTAATGACTGCTAACGATGGGAGCGCATAAAAAAAACATACTGAAACTGCAGACTTATGTCATGGATAAAAATCAAGCAAGCCCTGCTGGACCTTGCAAATGCTCATCCACAGGTCAACTCCTTCGGGACGGGCGACCCGTTGGCGATAGGCACGGACAACACCATCAACCTGCGAACCCCAAGCCGTGAGCGTATCGTCTATCCGCTCGTGTTTGCGGACGTTCAGTCTGCAAATACTGACGCTGGTACTTTGGACTTGGTGGTTGGGGTATATTTTAGTGATAGAGTTGAGTCCATTAAGCCGATGGGCGGAGTGGTTTCGGGCAGCCCTACGCTGGGTTGGCAGGATAACGAGGATGAGGTCCTAAGCGACCAGTTACAAATCGCACAGGACTTCATTTCAGCCCTTACAAACGACCCAAGCGAGGACTGGACCCTAAGTGCCTCCGTATCGCTTACACGCTTCGTAGAGAGCCGAGACGACCGCACCGCAGGCTGGCAGGCGACGATGACCTTTGAGATTCCATTTGGCCATTCAGTTTGTGAAATTCCAAGTTAAAAGACATTTACAATTAAACGCTAAAAAATGCCTACACCTATTCTGCAACAAATGCTCGGTCAGGGCGGTACGATGGAGTTTGTCGATGCTGCCGTTACCGGGAAGAATTACGACTTCCTTGTAGTCAACACCGCTGCGACCTTCACAACCCTTACTGGAACTGGAAGCGAGAACCTGCTAACCGCTTACGCTATGAGTGGCAAGTCCGTTTCCGCTGGCATCGTGATAAGCGGTCGCAATGGCGGTAAGATTACTGCCGTCACTCCATCCGCAGGTTCAGTCATCGGTTACACCTTCCTCTAAGATGCTAATCGGCTACGGCTACGGCTATCCGACCAATATGCTCCAAGGTGGCGTTGCTGCTGGAGTTTGGGCCTTGTTCAACGCAAGGGCAACCGCTGACGGAGCAACCGCTGCCGAGGCTGCCGTGGATGGGTGCCTGTTCAACCGCTTCGCTGCAATCTACAATTTCTAACAATGCCAACCCCATCGCTGATTTTAGTACCTGCACGCTTTAAGACAGGCAAACTCTACACACCCTTAGCAACGACTTCGGGCGGTGTGGTATTGGGTGCATCGGGCGACTTCAATGTTACCCGGGGGACTACTGCGACCCGTGTGAATGCAAACGGCTTGATTGAGTCGGTGGCTTCGGGGATTCCGAGGTTGGACTATCCGATTGGCGGTGGCTGCCCTGCTCTCTTGGTGGAGCCGAGTGCGCAGAACTCTTTGTTGCAAAGTGAAGCTTTTAATACAACTTGGGTTCGTTCGGGTCTTAATGCCTTTGGTTCGGGTAGCGTTGCAAATTCAACAGGCACAACCGACCCATTTGGAGGTACAAATTCCGATTACATTCAGGAAACCGCAGCTTCTGGTACGCATATTCTTATACAAACTCCAGCAGGGCAAGTTAGCGGAACGACCGTTACCCTTAGTTGTTTTGCAAAGTCTGCTGAAAGAACGCAAATAAATTTTCTTAATAACGGAGGAGGATTAGGTAGTGCCACTTTTAATTTAACAGCAGGGACGGCAACGCTCGTAAATGGAGTGTCAGCATCTATCCAAAATTATGGCAATGGATGGTATCGGTGCATCTTGACTTACACGCCCGGTTTAAGTGGGAATTTTAACGTACAAATCCGACTTGCGGACGCTTCGGGAAACACATCATACACAGGCACAGGCACATCGGGTCTTTATGTCTTTGGCGCACAACTTGAAACAGGCTCCATCGCCACCTCCTACATCCCCACAACCACCGCAGCGGTAACCCGTGGCGCAGACGTGGTAACCCTATCAGGCGCAGTCAGCGGTTGCATCGGGCAGACCGAGGGGACGATTTATGCGGAGTTTGAGTACAAGACTAACACAGCAGAAAGGCGTTTGATTGCATTAAGCAATGGCACGGCTTCGGACAGGGTTATGATTTGGACACTAAACAATATTTTATACGCTCAAGTTGAGGGCAATTCAGTAATATTAGCAAACCCAATATCGGCAGGTTATCACAAAGTTGCCTTTGCCTATCAGCAAAACGGAGTGAGCGGTACGCTCTTCGCAAGTTTAGATGGAGGGGCAGTAGTATCGGGAACAAGTGCAGCCTTCCCTGCGTCTTTGACCGATATAAACATTGGTAAGAGCGAGGCAACCGCAATATCTGCTTTCTTTTGGAACGCTAACATCCGTGCTGCTGCCCTCTACACCACTCGCTTAACCAACGCAGAACTCGCTGCCCTTACAACCTAATGGCTACCTTCCGAAAATACGAATTTGCAGTTTACGCTGACTTCCGAACCATTAACGACTCGGAGGTCGAGCCTCGCACCGTTGTTGAACTCGGACATATCAACCCTGCAAATCCAAAGGCTTGGTGCGTTGATATCCTTTGGGAAGGCGATGAACCGAAGAACTGGACGAAGTATCAAACTTGGCCCGAACCCGTCGGAATCCACACCTTTGCAGGATGGGATGAGCAATACACCAAGGACTACAACCATCACAAATCCCTATGAGATTATTTCGCAAACGCAACACCGAAACCCCAAAACTCCCTTTTATGAAATCAGCCGTCATCGCTTTACTTCGCCACCTGTTAACCTTCATCGGTGGAACCCTCGTCGCTAAAGGCTTGTTAGACACCGAAACTTTGCAAGAGATTATCGGTGCATTAATCACCTTGCTTTCAGTTGGTTGGATGGCTTTGGATAAAACAAAGGTCGAGAAGTGAATCTAATCGAAACAAGTGTTGTAACGACCCTCGGTGCAATAGCCGGGGGTGTTGTCGCTTGGTTTACAAAAGGCCGATTTGAATCGGAGTCCCTTCAAGTAAAGCAGGCTCAAGCGGTCCTCGCTATGTGGCAGGCGACTGCCGAAGCACAAAACAAAGAATTGGTCGAATTACGAAATGAGGTTGTAAGTTTGCGTCAACGACTTGAGGAAATGGAACATACCATCCACGAACTCCAGTCCGAGAATGCCAAACTTAAAAACCTCAAATGAAAACAACCAAACACCACAAAAATGTCCACGCCATTGAGTGCGGACGAACCCAAGAATTCCTGCTCCTGTCCGACCTGCATTGGGACAACCCCAAGTGCGACAGGGCCTTATTGACCAACCACCTCGAAGAAGCCAAGCGCAGAGGGGCCGGAGTCCTCGTTAACGGGGACTTTTTTTGTTTAATGCAAGGCAAGGGCGACCCTCGCAGGAGCAAGGACGACATCCGACCCGAACACAACAACGGCAGGTACTTGGATTCCATCGTGGACACGGCCGTCGAATGGTTCCGACCCTATGCGGACCTCCTGCTGGTCCTTGGCTATGGCAACCACGAAACATCAATAATTCAGCACCAAGAAACCGACATACTGCTACGCTTCGCAACCATCCTCAATCACACCTGCAAGACCGACGTTCAGGTAGGAGGCTATGGCGGTGTTATTGATTTCAGGATGCAGTACGACGACATCCGTTCGTGCAATTTTATTACTCATTACTATCACGGCTCCGGGGGCGGTGGACCCGTAACCAAGGGAGTCATCCAAGACCAGCGCATCCTTGCAAGCATCGAAGGCTACGACTGCACATGGCAGGGCCACGTTCACGAACTATATTATCATCAAAATATAATTCACCGCTATGACCGTTCGACCAAAACCCTCATTCAAAAAGCTATTCATCAAGTGCGCACGGCAACGTACAAAGAAGAATGGGCAGGAGGCTACATGGGCTTTCACGTTGAGCGTGGAAGAGGCCCGAAGCCTCTGGGCGGATATTGGATGACTCTTGAGGCAGGGCGATTTACGGGCAAGGACCGCAGAGGTCCTGAATTACAGGTCTTTGCCTCCTTCGCCCCCTGCGACCGGTTCTACACCGCTGGCAGTTAGGTACAGGTAGCCGTACTCTTTCTCAGCATTAAACTGGGGACAGGCCTTGGTAACGCCCGGAAAGTCCCTGTGTCCGCATATCCTTGCGGTAGGGTACTTCTTAAGCCAATCAAGAAGCACCACGGCAATCGCTTGACGCTGCCCGATAGTTCGGTCATCTTTGTCCTTGCCTCCGATATAACTCACGTGGAGGCTCGTAGCGTTGTGTCCTTGAACGCCATTCGTTACGGCCGAATCAGGAGCCAAGACCGTTACGTTCCCAGTCGAGTCTATAATCTTGTGATACCCCACCGACTTCCATCCAAGGGCCTCCTTCCAATGCTTGCGGATGGAGGCGATGGTCGTGTTCTTCGGGGTTGCCGTGCAATGGACGACGAGGTGGGTGATGGTTCTCATTCTTCGGGGTTTAGAGCGTGAAAATAATTAACCTGCACTTCGTCCGCAAGGTTCTGCTGACTTGCGATGCTGACCTCTTTGGTCGCTGCCCATTGAGCCATCGCAGGGTCATAGCCCAATAGTTCGCAGGCTTTCCGGTATTCGAGCAGGAGGGCGTGGTTGCCTTCCAAATCAGCGTTGTCAATGGCTATCATCAGCCGTTCCAAGGCGTTCGTGAGGGCCTTGGCAGGTCGTAGAGAGTGGTATTCGTGCATGGGTTAGGTTTGTACAAATGTATGGAAATAGCCCCAAATCGCAATAAAACGAGGGATGAATAATTTTTTTGCTACGAGGTGGCACAAATTAGGAAAAGTCGTTGTACCTTTGACATACAAACCAACCACTAAACCTCAAAACCATGAAAAACACAACAATCGGAACCGAAGTAGTAAGGAGCAAAGGCGACTACGTTGTAGGGCGTACAGGCATTGTAATCGGCATTGACACAGAAAAGAACAGAGCACAAGTCGAATGGCATAATGCAGACAAGTCTTGGGTTAAAATGGAAGTAATAGAGCCTACATCAATACCTTATGAGATTTTACCCGCAAAACCAATGTGCCGCAGAACTGGCAGAATGTTCAATCCGACCTACAAGCGGTTAGCCTAAATCAACCGAGGGGTGCGACTCGCCAACGCACATTCTTTAAACCTCAAACCTCAAAACCATGAACCACGAAACCCAAGCCAAACTCAAAGCAGCCCTCGTTACGGGATACATCCTCCTCGCAACCATGACCGGCATCGCCTTCTTCGGGCGTTTCCTCTTCGCACTTATCACCAACTAAACCTCAAAACCATGCACAAGTTTAAAACCACCAACATCAAAGGCAAGGACTACGTTGAAGTCAACCAACGCCTCCTGTACTTCCGCAACGAACCAACCTACGCTGGATGGTCGTTGGAATCAGAACTCATTGACCTGCAACCCGACCGCTGCTGCGTCCGTGCAGTCATCCGGGACAACGAGGGTCGCATCCGTGCTACGGGCCACGCATCCGAGGACCGTACCTCATCAATGATTAATAAGACGAGTTATGTCGAGAACTGCGAAACATCCGCTTGGGGCCGTGCTTTAGCCTGCATCGGAATCGGAATCGAAACAAGCATCGCATCGTCCAACGAGGTGCAGATGGCTATCGCCCAGCAGGGCCTTGTGGACCTCAACGACAAACTTGGACTGGTCCCTTCCTACGATGAACTGACCACCGCAACGCTAAAGGCCGACTTCCTTGCCTTGGTTGATAAACTCCCAGCGGAGCAGCAAGCCAAGTACATGAAGGACATCGACCACATGACCCCTGCCCGATTCGAGAAAGGCATCCAATTCATCCAAAACCAACTTGCAAAGCCATGAACCTACTCGAACAAATGAACGCTGACGAGTTTCGTAAACTCCTTGAATTCAAAGAGAAATTCCCGACTATTGGCCTTGACTTGGTAAGGGCCTTGACCGAGAAAACCCTTTGCATCCAACTGACCCTTGGCGAGTGCATCGACCTGTCGAATGCCATCGGCATCCCTTACGGTCAGTACTGCAACCAAATCTTTGATGCTTTTAAATCCAAGCCATGACCTATCCAACCCTCATAACCATCCCCAAGAGCGACATCTGCAAGGCAGAGATAGCCCAAATCGCCCAGCAATTGACCGAACGAATCAATGATGGCGAGGTCAACCCGGTGGAGGCCCACATCAAACTAAAGGCCATCGTCAAGGCTTTGGAAGCAACCATCAAGGCCACCGAGCAGACCGTAGCCGACGAAGCAGCAAAGCACGGCAAGACCTTCCAAGCCTTCGGAGCGGAGATTACCCTGAAGGAAGGGAGCCTTACGCCTAACTACGAGGAGGACCCTATCTACGCAGACCTTAAATCGCAAATCAAAGCGAGGGAGGAACTGCTGAAGATGGCGTTCAGGCAAGCAGGGAAGACCGCTATCTTTGACGAATCAACGGGCGAGCAGGTTCCAGTATGTTCAGCCAAGGCCACCAAAGCGTCCATAGCCGTATCTTTCCGATGAAGCAAGTCATCAACACCATCAAGGCTTTGCGGTTATTGTCGCAGAAGCCTCTAAGAGCCTCACAGTTGCAAGATATTCTTGGAACGAGCAAAGGGGCCACCTACCGAATAATAAGGGATTTACGGGCCTCTGGAGAGGTCGTAGAGAAAACCCTTTGCACTTACTCAATAAAAAACAAAAATCAAGAACAATGAAAAACGGACAAACAATCGGCCAATGGCTGAAATGGGACTTTATGGCCAATGGGAACCTTATTATTAGAGAAGAGAATGACAATCTCATTTACCAAGAAGGTCTAAGTGGCTTTTGGGATAGGCGGGAATTTGATTCGAATGGCGTTGTCATCTACTATGAAAATTCAGATGGTGTCATTACTGATAACCGCACCCCCCAAATCATCGAACACAACGGACGTAAATATCAACTAATCCCTAACCAAAACCCCCAACCATGAGTTACACCCCCCAACCCAACACCTTCACCCTGTTCGTCAACGACAAAGGCGACAACCCTAAGCGTCCCGATTACCGGGGCGACGTGGTTCTCCCCGATGGAACCAAGATGCGCCTCTCCGGGTGGGTCAAGGAATCCAACGGCAAGCGGTTCATATCCGGCAAAGTCGAGCCGATTGACCAAAAGGCCAAAGAAAGTATGGAACACCAAGCACATGATTTGCCATTTTAGTGTAAATTTGCAGGCATACTACATTTACAATTAAACGCATCCGCTTGAATTCCGGCCAAGCAGGTGTTAGATAAAGGGTTCCTCCATTTAACCCTGCCCTCAACTGCCGGAATCAGTTGGGGGCTTTTTTTTACCATGGAAAATAGTTGGTACAAACACTCTCCCAGCGATTGGCTTGCAGGTCGAATCAGTCGCAAATCCTTTGAAGTGCAGGGAGCCTTCATTCACATTTGTCAACTTTACTGGGTAAAGCATGGGCAGTTTACGGCCCATCAAGCAAGCCTTGAGATAGGCAAAGACCTCCTTCAAAAACTAATTGAGTCCGAAATCATCAAGACCGAAGGCGAAGAAATCCGCATCGACTTTCTTGATTTGCAGATGGAGGACCTTAACAGGTTAAGCGAAAGAAGGAGGGAGGCAGGTCGTAAAGGAGGCGAAGTGAAGGTCCAAGCAAGTGCTAAGCAAACTGAAGCAATTGCTAAGCAAACGGAAGCAAGTGCTAAGCAAAACCAAGCAAGTGCTAAGCAAACGGAAGCAGATAAGATAAGATTAGATAAGATAAGAGAAGAAGAGATAACAAACAAAGAAGAGATAAAGAACACTTGTGCAATCTTTGACCAATTCTGGGCTATCTATCCACGCAAGACCGGCAAGCAGGCAGCGTCAAAGTCCTTTGCAAAGTTGTCCAATGCAGACCAGCAAGAAGCCCTTAACAACATCTCAAGGCTCTACTCTCAAACCCCCGTGCAGTTCGTGCCTCATGCAGCCACCTACCTCAACGGCAAAAGATGGGAGGACCAAGCCATCCAACGTACACCTAACTTCGCCTACTCAAACCTAACCTCCGATGATGAACCCTTACCAATTGTCCGCTGAACGAAAGTTACTCGGCTGCCTTATGGACAAGTTCGTAAACCGAACCGTCCTCCTAACCCAAATCCCGGAACGCCTATTTACAGGCAACAACGTCCTCCTGTACCGGGCCATCGAGTCCCTCCACAAAGCAGAGCGAGAGGTCGATGTCGTAACCGTTTACAAGTACCTCGCAGACCAAGGCCAAGCCCATGTCTTGCTCGAAGGCATCGACCCCGAAGCAGGGCTGGTCAGTAACTGGAAAACCTACGCATCCGACCTTCACGACCTTTGGAAGGAGAGGGAGGAAGCAAGAATCATGGAAGAACTGGCCCATGACCGGGACATACCTAAAGCCTTCCAACGCTACCAATCCATCCAAGCCGTTGAATCCAACGCCTCCGAATCATCGGCCCATGAACTGGCAAAGGACTTTCTCGTTAATATGAACGAGGTCCGGGAAGGCAGACGCAAGGACCAAATCTACCCGACCTTAATCCGACCGCTCGACAACATTTGTACCGGGTTTAAGCCATCCGAGTTCATCCTCGTGGGTGGTAGGCCAGCGATGGGCAAGACCCTGCTTGCTCTCCAAATTGCCATGAACCAAGCCATGGCCGAGATTCCCGTCGTGTTCTTCACGATGGAGATGTCAGCAGACCAACTGACCCAGCGGATGCTGTCCAATCTCGGAATGATGGACGGGTCTGCATTCCTAAAGCCTGACGAGCGAATCAGCACCGAGCAGTACCTATCCTTGGCGCAAAAGGCTGACCAACTCAAAGGGAAGCCTCTTTACATCGTTGACCTGCATCAAGCAAACCTCGACCGAATCGAGGGCGAAATTGCTAAACTCAAGGCCAAGTTCGGAATCGTTGGGTTTTACCTTGACTATCTGCAACTCGTGGAACCTGCGAAGATTGACAAGCCAAAGCCCAAAATCGAGCAGATGACCAACATCTCCAAGCAACTGAAAGCAATCTGCAAACGCCAAAAGGTGTTCGGAGTCGTTGTTTCTTCGCTCTCAAGGGCAACCGAAGGCAGGTCCGACCATCGTCCTATCATGTCCGACCTGCGAGAAACCGGGCAACTGGAGTTCGATGCCGACAAAATCGCCTTTGTCTATCGCCCCTACGAACACGACAAGAGTGCAGAGCAAGACCTGATGGAGGTCATCTTCCGAAAGAACCGGAACGGAAGCCTTAAAAACGCTCAAGTCCAATGCCAACTGCCTTATACCAAAGCCAACGAGTATCCACTATGACACCCGAATACACCCTGCAAGCAGCCTGCGTCAAGTTGTTCAAACTCCTAAGGCCCCACGAAGAAGGACGGTTGTTCCTGAACCTTAACAACCCCCGAAGCCGAACGAACGGTCATTTTCTAAAGGGTATTGGCCTGACCGCTGGGGTTGCTGATATGACCTACCTATCGGACAAAGGGGCTATTTTCTTGGAGTTCAAGGCCGAGAAAGGCAAGCAGTCCCTCTCGCAGAAGTGGTGGCAGGGTGTGGTCCAAGATGCAGGCTACCGATACGAGGTAATCAGGAGCGTTGAGGATTTTCAAAGAATAATTACTCAACTATGATAATCATACAAATTTCAAACGAACAAAGGGCAAGAGCCAAGGAGTTGTACGAATTTAACGTTTTGAACAACTCAATCACAGAAGGGAAAAGCAACATTTACGGAGCGATTGGAGAAATAATTGTTTATGATTATTACAAAAACAAGGGTTTGGATATAAATAATAAAATTATAGGAGAGGATATATATCATTACGACTTAATTATTAGTGATTTTAAAGTTGATATAAAAACCAAAAAAACAACCGTTTATCCTGAAGAGCATTTTTTGTGCAGCATTTCAAATCATAATATCAACCAAGAATGCGATTTCTATTTTTTTGTTAGGGTGCTAAAGGATATGCAAATCGGGTTTTTGTTGGGCTATAAATCAAAAGAGGACTTTTTCAAAAACGCTAAATTCAATACAAAAGGAAGCACCGATATAAATGGGTGGGTTTTTAAGGGCGATTGCTGGAACCTTCAAGTCAAAGATTTAGATAAGTTAAAAAATTAGCAGAGATTATATTCGTTGAATAAGTGTGTATATTTGTGCTATACGCAAGAGCATACAATGAATGATAAATCTGTCAATAAGCACCCTTATCGCATATAATGAATGATATAACCGTCAGCCCACACGCTTACAAAACCTCCCCCAGCGTCAGCCTATAACCTTACCAACCAAACCCCAAACCGATGAAACCGCTCCGAGAACACTACACCCAACCAACCGACCTTGACAAATTGCTTGACGATTTTCACGAATGGATTGAATTAAATGAATGGGATTTTTGTCCTGTGTCTTTCAATGGGGAGATAAAATACAGATGGAGTAATGAAACATACTCTCAAGCAACTACTAAAGAATTGTACGAGATTTTTTTAAGTCAAAAATGACCGCCAACTTCCTTATTCGTTAACACCAAACCCCAAACCCATGAAAACCACACCAACCGATTTCAGACGCTGGCAGATTCACATCCGCAAGGAGTGCGTCAACTGCAACCGTCCCGACAAAAGCGAAACCATCAAGCCTTGGTCCGTGAACTGGACCCTGCTCGGTCGTATCCTCCAAGCTAAAAACGCTTAGTCATGGAATGGATTAAATGCTTGGACCGGATGCCGACACCTTACGAGCCTGTCCTGATTTTTACGACCGACATGAATCAAGCCTACGCATGGCTCGGAGATGGCCGTTGGTACTACGAGCATCAAACTTGGTTCCTAATTGAAGTCAGCCACTGGATGCCCCTACCCCCAAACCCGTTCTAACCATGGACCTAATCTCACGAACCATCCTCGGCTATACCGCAGAGGTCGTCGGAGTCAGCCCCGATGACATCTTGAGCGAAGTCAAGACCCAAGAACTGGTCCTTGCTCGAAGCATCTTCGCAGACATCGCCTACTCGGAGTACCTCTACACCTACTGCCAAATCGGGCGTATCATCAAGAGGAACCACGCAACGGTCATGCACAACCTCGAAATCCTTGCGATAAACATGAGAGCAAGGCCTGACATCAAATTCCTGCGTACACAGGTTCTCAACAGGACGAGAGATTTTTTGCAACATTAGGAAGAACCCCCTCCATCTTTGCGTGAGTGAACGCAGAGGCTACCATCCTTGACCTGTATCGAAGCGGAGAAATCCGCAAGGCTTGCCTCACCATCACGGGGGGCAATCCGCTTTGGAAGGACCTCGAGCAAGAGGTGGTCTTGATTCTGCTCGAAAAGGACCCCGACAAAATCATCAAGATGCAGGTCCAAGGCTACCTGCGTTTCTACATCGTTCGGCTCATCATGAACCTGTACCGGGGCAACAACAACCAATTTGCGAAGAAGTACCGCCATCACGACGAGCGAGTCGAGGTGGACCCCGAAACCCAAGAAGAGGGAAAAGACTACGATACCCTGCTTGACGACCTTTGGGCTATCGCCCAGCAAGAGATGGATTCTTGGGCCAAGGATGGGGCGTTCCCGTACGATAAAGAACTGCTGAACCTGCTGATGCAGACAGGCAACATGAAGGCTATGAGCCGTGAAACGGGCATCCCGTACCGTTCCATCATCTACTCCATCGAACAGGCCAAGGCCAAAATCAAAACCGCAATCGAAGCCAATGGATATACTGGTTTTTCCAATCCTGATTAGTGCTTTAGCGACCCTTGCGGTCGTGGAGTTCCGGGTCCTGCCTTCGTGGTTCTACGCTTTGCCATTTGCGAAGCGGAAGCCGTTTTCGTGTATGACCTGCTTCGGGTTTTGGCTTGGCTTTGCCCTGACTCTGCCGACCTGCCAATGGTACTTGGCCCCGGTCCTTGGGCTTGCCTCATCTGCCACCGCAATAATCATCCGGGAATGGACCTTCAAATGACCAACGAGCAGTTCGTCGTGGCCCAAAAGCACCGCAAGTATTGGGACCAGTATGTGGCCTCGCTGACGATGCGACTGCCACCCGATGCGGTTGGTGAACTTCAAACCATCCTTACGGCTCACGGCCGACCTCCGACAAATTGGTGGTGTGCGGACTGCGTAAAATCGGCTCTTCAATACATTTACCTTCAAGCGGACTTGTTCCTCGAAGTCAACCAAAACACCGTCAATATACCCATAAGCAATGCCCCTACCAATCCCGAAGGATAACGAAAGCAGAGAAGGCTTTATTGGTCGTTGTATGTCGAACAACAACACGACAACGGAGTTTCCCGAAGCCCCGCAAAGGCTTGCCGTCTGCTCCCACCTTTGGGCCGAACACAAGCGTCAGCAGTTCGAGTCTTACTCCGACTACGGCCAAGAGATTCGGGCCAATGCAAAGAGGGGGATAGAATTGAACGAGCGGAACGGCAATAAGTGTGCTACCCAGACAGGTAAGGTCAGGGCGCAGCAGTTAGCGAATGGCGAACCCATCTCGGTCGAAACCATCAAGCGGATGCACTCCTACCTCTCAAGGGCAGAAACCTACTACGACAACGCAGACGATACCAGCGACTGCGGTTACATCTCCTACCTGCTTTGGGGAGGCAAGTCGGCTCTCTCATGGTCAAGAAATAAACTCCGAGAACTTGGCGAACTCGAAGGCGAAGGATGACGAAGAGGCCCAAGTGCAGGCTCGGATGGATTCGCTGATGATGGTCATTACGACCCTGTGCGACTGCATCGGAGCGGTGGACGATTCCAATGCTCCGAACCAGTACGAAGTGAAAATGAAAATCGTAAACAAGATAAGCGACCTAATAGACAAAATCGAATACTAATGGCAGGCCGACCCCCAATTTGGAATACGCCCGAAGAACTATGGGCTGCGTTTGAGCAATACCGAGCCGAGAACAAGGCCAACCCTTACCGGGTGCAGGACTATGTCGGCAAGGATGGGGTCATGGTTTACCGGGACAAGGAGCGTCCGATTACCTTTCGGGGCTTTGAGGGATACCTCGCAGAGAACGGGGTTTGCTATAATCTATCGCAGTATCAAAAGGGAGATAGCGACCATCACAAGCAATTCTTACCCATCATCACACGCATAAGGCTGACCTGCGACAAGGATATGCTGGAGGGTTCAAGTGCCGGGGTTTACTCGGCCAACATCGCCTCTCGTCTGCTTGGCTTGGTTGACAAGCAGGAGAACACGGTTCATATTGAGCAACCCCTATTCCCCGACAATGGCTGATTCTATCGTTGAGGGATAAATGGACTTTAGATTAACTACGGCCATCAAAAAGATTAGGCGGATGCAAGCCCGGAAGAAGGTAATTCAGGGCGGGACATCTGCCGGAGGTTAACCCCCGCTCGGCAACGGGTGGGGGTAGGAAAAACGCTCGCCATCCTTGCGGTTCTCATCGACATCGCAGCAAAGAAGAAGACCGAGATTTCGGTAGTTTCCGAATCCATCCCTCACCTACGAAGGGGTGCAATCAAGGACTTCGCCAAGGTCATGCAATGGACAGGCCGATGGGTCGCAGACCGATGGAACAAGACTCTGCTGACTTACAACTTCGCAAACGGCTCGGTCATCGAGTTCTTTTCTGCTGATTCCGAGGCACGGCTCCGAGGTGCAAGGAGGCAGGTCGTTTACATCAACGAGGCGAACAATATCGACTTTGAGTCCTACTACCAACTTGCCATCCGTACCAGCGAGGCCATCTACATCGACTTTAACCCGACTCACGAATTTTGGGCGCATACGGAGGTTCTTCATGAGGATGATTCCGAACTGATAATCCTAACCTACAACGACAACGAGGCCCTGCCCGATACCATCAAGCGGGATATCGAACTGAACCGCACCAAAGCCGAAACATCTGCCTATTGGGCGAACTGGTGGAAGGTTTACGGCCTTGGTCAGGTCGGGACGCTCCAAGGTGCGATATACGAGGACTTTGAGGTCGTGGAGGGTATCGATGTCAGTCGAGCGAAATTCGTCGCCCTTGGGCTTGACTGGGGCTTCAGCAACGACCCTACGGCCTTGGTCGCTATATACCGTCAAGGGGACTGCCTGCTGATTCAGGAACTGCTCTACTCCACGGGCCTCACGAACCAAGACATCGCAGACAAGTTGCGGTCCTTGGGTATTACCCGGGCTTGGGAGATAGTTGCGGACTCAGCAGAACCGAAGTCCATCGAAGAAATCTACCGATTGGGATTCAACATCAAGCCAGCAGAGAAAGGTCCCGACTCGGTTCGGAACGGGATAGACATTCTCAAAAGGTTCAAATTGCAGGTTACCAAGGATAGTACCAACCTTATCAAAGAACTGCGGTCCTACACTTGGGCTACCGACAAGGAGGGCAAGAACACGGGGGTCCCGATTGATTCGTTCAACCACGCCTGCGATGCGATGCGGTATGTGGCCCTTAACAAGTTACGGGTCAGTAACTCAGGGAAGTACGTTGTTGTTTAACTTTGCCCCATGAACCCCGAACGCATCCTTGACCTGCTCATCGAAATTGGGAAGACGCTTGCAGCCATTTTCTTTATCCTCACCCTTCTAACCCTCCTTTGGACCTTATGAAAGTCGTTCACTACTATCACATTTACTGCGGAGGGAATTGGCAGTTAATCCTGAACCAGCACATGATGGCCGTCTGCAACTACGGCCTCATCAACGTCTTGGACGAAATCAGGGTCGGCATCGTCGGTCCACCAGAGCAACGCAAGGCGGTCAAGGAGGTGCTGGAAGGCTCGATGGTTGCCGATAAGGTCAAAGTCGTAGTAACACGGACCAACGCTTGGGAGCAGGCGACGCTGACTGAAATGTACCGGGCCTCGCAGGAAGAGGATGCCGTGTACCTGTACGCTCACACGAAGGGGGCTGCGAATCCATCCTTGACCACCCAACTTTGGGGCAGGTCTATGCTGTTCTTCAACGTCGTGGCTTGGGAGCGTTCCTTGCAAATGCTGGAGGGAGTCGATGCCGTCGGCTGCCATTGGATTACCAAGGAGCAGTTCCCTCACATGGCTGACCAAAACAACCCGGAAGGTTACCCCTACTTTGGGGGCAACTTTTGGTGGGCTAAGTCGAGCCACATCAAGGAACTCGGTGAGCCGAAACGGGACCATCGTTATCAAGCCGAGCATTGGATTGGGAAGAAACCCGACACCAAGGTCTTTGATTCTAACCCCGGCTGGCCTTCGCCTGAACGCTTTGTCATAACTTTTTAGCATGAAAAAACACATCGACCAACTCAAGGCTTTGGATTACTCGCACATCTACACGACGGCGGTAGAGCATATCATTGAAATCTACGAGGAAGCCAAAAAACACAAGGGAGGCCACGCTTTGGAACTCGGCTCCTACCTCGGACACTCAACGCTCGCTATCGCCTTGGCTGGGCTTGACGTCGTGGTTTACGATACCGACACAACCGTAGAAGACAAACGCAAAGCCCTCCTGTCCAAGTTCAAGGTCGAATGGAACAACCAACCGAGCCACATGGCCGGTGGGACGATGGTCATCCACGATGCAGAACTGCTGACGATGGTCAACCTTACGAGCCAACTGCAAGCACACGAAGCCAAGGGGTCAACGGACCAACGAGGCAGAATGCTTTTAACTCTTTACAAGAAATGAAGGCAAAAACTTACATCTTCTGCCACGATACCGACATCGTGAAGCAATGCGAAGCCGAGGGAAGGTTCAGGGACTTCTTCCCCTACACTTGGGTCATGCTTGGGTTCAAGGACTTCGACGGCATGGCTGAGTTTGACCATATCGTTGCAAGAGATGAACCCGACAACATCGAGAGCCACCGAAACCTCGTCGCTTGGACGGGGTGGTATGCTTTAGCCAAGAACGGCTACATCAAGAACGGAGATGTAGTGAACCTGTTTGAGTACGACCTAACCCGGAACGGGGACTTTGACCAAAGAGCCTACTGCGCTTACTTCCGAGTCCCTGTGGACGTTGTGCCTTACTGGTCGTGTGGCGATAATTACGAGCCTCACATCAAGCAACTTACTGGAAGGGGTGCAAAGGAGTTCTATCAACCCGTCGTGCCTATAACTTCCAATTACACGCTTACTTGGGACGATTCCTACCTTGACCTAACCATCGCTTGCATTGAGCAGAAGTTGGTCGCTTTTCCCCACGTCGGCCACATCCTTGAACGAGCCTACTCGCAGAGGTTCGCTGATATTCCCTACAACGTGGCTGCATTCAAGCACGCCTTCGCCAACTCTCACGGGTTCTAAGATGTACTTAGTCGGGGTCAACTACGCAACGAGTGAATACCTTCCAGCAGCGAGGGCGCAGGCTAACCAGTATCCGTTCCCGATTACAACGACCGAGGACGAGAAACGTCCGGGCAGGGGCAACAACTGGTGGAGGTGGAAGCCTCAAATCATCCTCGATGCTCTCTTTGACTTGCAGGAGGACGAAGCCCTGCTTTACCTTGACGCTCAAGACCTTCACGGAGATGGCTGCTTTGAGTTTGCTAAGCAATACTTGCAGGATAATCCCATCCTGTTGCATCAAAACTTCCACAACCACATAAGTTACACGAAGGGCGACTGCTACGCCTTGATGGACTGCCTTCAATTCTTCAACGAGAAACCGATGCAGATAGAGGCAGGGTTCCTTGGACTACGCAAGACGGACTTCACGATTGACCTCATGTATGAATGGTCCAAGTGGCTCCACGTTGACAAGGCCGTGAATGACGACCCAAGCGAATACCCGAACCATCCCTCCTTCATTGACCACAGGCACGACCAAAGCATCCTGACCAACCTTGCGCTTTTGAATGACCTGCCTATGGTTGTCGTCCCCGAAATCCGTTGCAACTCAAGACCCAAATTATGGCTATGAAACTCCAAGACCTCACCATCGACCAGTTCCAGCGTATCGGAGCCATTGAGTTTTCAAGCGTCCTTGGGGACTACGACAAGAGAGCAGGGGTCGTTTCAATCGTTGAGGGGGTCGATATATCACTCGTTCGAGAAATGCCCGCCAAGAGCGTCCTAAAGCGTTACAAGGCCATTATCAGCGAGTGGAACGCATTGCCTGCCCTTGGGTACAAGCGAAAGTTCAAAGCCGGGGGCAAGTGGTGGATTCCTACCGTGTTTACGGATGAGTTGACCGCTGGGCAGTTGATTGAGTTAATGGACATCAACACGACCGACGAGAAACAACTCCTGCAGAACCTTCACCGAATCATGGCGACCTTGTGCCGGGAGGGCGGTCTATTCGGATTATTCCCGAAAAAGTACGACGGGTCTGCCCATGCGGAACGGGCCGAGTTGTTCAAGAAGAACGCCAAGGTGGGCGATGTTTGGGGCGTTGTCAGTTTTTTTTTGCTAAGTTCAGAATCCTACTTGAAAGTTTTGAGCGACTATTCCAAACACCTGATGACGAAGGCCGAGGGGCTGACGTAAGTCCTCTCGCAGGGTACGGGTGGCTGATGGTCGTGTGGCGGATGGCAAACAAAGACGTTCTCAAGTTCGATGCCATCTTTGCGATGAAGGCGGTGGAGTTTCTCAATTATGCGCTCCTGATTCACGATATTTTGGAAGCGGAGCGGATGGAGGCGGAGCGAGCAAGACGCAGATAGACACATTCCAGCACGGGGGACATTTACCCGTATGGAGTTCAACGTCTTTGTAGGGGGGTCAGGCAAGAAACTGACCGACATCCAAAAGGAGGCCCTTGCCGACTTTGGTGTAGCCCTCGAAGATGGGGCCATTGAAAACAAGTCCCACGCCTTGGTGGTCAAGTGGCTTGAAGGAGTGGTCCGTCTTGCAAAGGAGAACCTTGCCAAGTCGAACGCCATCGCAAGCAATGCACTTTCTCAGTCCATCACGGTTACACCCATATCCCTCAACGACCAGTCCTTCGTTGTCGCTATTGAGGCAGCGGATTATTGGAAGTTCGTGGACCTCGGTGTCAAGGGTGCAAACTCAACCAAGCGTGCGCCTAACTCTCCGTTCCAGTACCGGGACAAGCGTCCACCTATCCGTCCGATTCAGGAGTGGATTGCGTTCAAGGGCATTCCTCTTGAAGGTAGGGACAAGAAGGCAGCAAACAGGTCCTTTGCTATCAACATCGCCAACAAGATTCGGAGGGAAGGTCTGCGAGCGACCAACTTTATGAGCAACGCAGTATCCCCCGAAATGATAGAGGTCCTGACCGAGAATATCGCAGAGGTCCTTGGTAAATCCATAAGCGTAGCAACAACAAGATAAAATGGCAACAACCGTCCTTTCAGGGTCGCCCCAAGTGGCTACACCCGTGTACAACAAGATGCTCTTCAAAGTCAGCGGTTCGCTGACTGCACAACCAAACTACCGCTACGTCTGCGATGTCAAGAACCCGGCAGGGACGACCCTTGCCCGGCTCAAGTGCGACAAGTTACCGACAACCAGTTACGGCTTCTTTGATGTTGCCAAAGTTGTGGAAATCTTGATAACTCCGACCAAGCCAACGCTGACCCAAACGGGCTTTGTTGACCACGCTGGCTATTATTCGGGATATCGCCTCGACTTCATGGAGGAATACGGGAATACGCCTGCCGTGCAAACGGGAACCGTTACCACCGTCAGCGGGGTCATGGGGTTTGCGGGTAACTTGGAGCAGTTAGAGTTCCAAGACTGGAGCCTAAGCCCCTACTTCCGAATCGGGTCCTCGTTCAACTCCGTTAAGCCACTGACAACACCTACGGCCTTCACCGTGTACCGTGGAGGCAATGCTTGGCTCGCTATCAATGCCACGAAATTCAGTGCCGTGTCCCCGAATGACACATGGCTCGTTTCGGGTCGGGTCGCTTACAAGGGGGTCAATTACGACATAGCGGTCAGCCCAAGTTTGTCAGGGACAACGGATTTCAATATCCAACGCTTTGGATGCGGACCTGCTCAACTTTCGGGGACCATCGCAGCATTGAGCGGAGCCGTTGAGGGGGATTCGTACACCGTGCAATTTTTCTCTAACACGGGGGCGGGTTCGGCTATCACCACCTTCACCTTCGGACCTTGCGAGCGATTCAATTCCATCCCAGTTCACTTCCAAAACAAGTACGGGGGCATTGACTCCTACACCTTCACGCTCAAGAACCGCAAGAGAGCCAACATTACCCGGCAGACCTTCGGCTACAACTCGGACGTTTATGCGACTACCACCTACGACAAGGTTTGGGCTGGGGAGTTCGACTACGTTTACGCACTCAACTCGGACTGGCTGACCGATGCTGAATCCGCTTGGCTGATTGAGATGGTTCGCTCCGGGCAGGTATGGCTTGAACTGGATGGTCAACTCGTTGAAGCCATTGTGAACGCTAATACTTACCAATTCACGACTCGCAGGAACGACCGTCTGACGCAGTTGCAGGTCGAGGTGGCCGTGGCTTACAAGAACAACATCCTATGAGCGTAACCCTCATCGCCTACCCGACCGCTGACTACACCACCGACTTGCAGGCTTGGAATGCGTTCAACGACCGAGCCGATGCCGATGGTGCTACAAGCCGGGAGGACGCTTGCTACGGCTGCCTGTTCTCAACCTTTGCTTCCCTTTACGACCAACCCGAACTCGCTTATGTCCTTGACACCATGGGCGGCACGGATATCGCCATCACGTTCAGCATCGATGACATCAACGATATTACCAAGCGGAGGGGGTCGTTCTCCAAGACGATAGAGTTGCCTAATACGACAACCAACGCAAGCCTGTTCAAGTTTGCCTACAACGTGCAGTCCTTCGTCGGTGGATTCCAACCGAACAAGAAGATTCGTGCTGCGATGTGGGAGGATGGGGTCCAAGTGTTCAGCGGTGCGATGCAGTTGTTGTCCATGAGCAAGACCAAGGGCGAAATAACTTACGAGGTCGGGATGTTCAGCGAAGATGTGAGCCTATTCCAAGACATCCAAAACAACCTGCTCGTCAACACGGCTGGCGTTACCGGGATGAATCACACGCTGACCTCTGCCCACGTTTCTGCAACTTGGACCGCATCGGGTGCGAGCGGTTACGTTTACGGCTTGGTGGATTCCTACGGAGCCACGGACGTGGTTACGCAGGGATGGTTTGCGGTTCCTTACTGGAAGATGGGGCCGTCCATTTACGTCAAGAAGATGGTGGATTTAATCTTCGCACAGGCAGGGTATCGGTACTCTTCCAACTT